TATTAGTTACTTTTCCGTAGCAATTTAGCTAAAGAAAAACTGGCTCTTTAGTACTTCTTTGAGATCCAGGTCACCTTTCTCAGGGACAGAAGGAACATCATCGACAACCTCTTCAGCTTCTTTCTTAAAATCAGAAAGCACATCATTAGCTGTATACATTTCATAAAAAGCCTCACGAATTTTCTCTGCAAGGAATTCAGTGTCTGCAGCATGTACGCCGTAGCTATCGTGAATCATTGCAAAATCAGTAATACCTTCAGCAACACATTTATTTATCGTGAGTGTCATTGCAGCAGCGTCCATACTGTGAACGAAGTTAGGGCTAGAGCCTTGCACAGCACGGCGTCTATCGAGCTTAGTAAAATCAAGCTCATTCACTGTTGGCTTAATCAGTGTGTTATCAATATATGTAGTTATTCTTCGTTCTTTCATTGATGGGTATTGCTGCTGAACAACAAAACCTGAAGGCGACGTCCAGATCAGTGGGAGGTTCTCTTCAGAAACCTTAGCTGCCACTTCCTGGATAAAGTTCATAGCATTCCTTGCGGAAACTACGGTGTCACCAATCGCATCCCAAACAAGTGTTGTAAGGAAATGAGTTGGTGGAAATAAATCTCGAGGCCAAGGATTAGGATGGCCTCCTTCTAGCTTCTCGACCACATAGTCTTCTATGTATTGACGACAAGAATATTTTTGACCGCCATACGGTAGAACCATGACAGGTCGTTTAGTTGTTTTTCTAGTTACTCCAAAGTCCAGCCATTCCTGAGCTAGGACATCCCCTTTCTTAGCCATCTCTTCTAATTTACTAATCACTTTGTCAGCTACCTCTTGATAAATATCTTGTGGTTCTGGGGTTGGTAATAAGTTAGTGGCTTTACCAGCTACTGTATCTCTGAGTTGAGCTGAGAAATGCTGCAAGCCATTGTTAGATCCATCGAGACCGATAGGTAAAGAAGACATGTAGCCCATGCCCTCCTCCATGAATCCTGCATACTCAAAACAAAATGCTAAGAACATCCAAGGTTCATCAGCTTCTTGCCACCAGGTATGGTTTAAAGGATCTCCAGCTGAGGCCAGGATCTGCTCTTCATTGTTGTAGACCCATAGCTCACGAGCATCCAACGATGTTTTGTCATATCCAAATGAATTAGCACCATGAATACAGAGCCATTTAAGAGCTTCAGGAGACTCAATAGGTTTGCCATCAGCAAACGTTAATAGAGCTTTGGAATACCCAGTTCCCTGAGGTGATAAAAAGCTCACTGTGACGTATTTACGACCTCTGAAGTCACTTTGATATGGGTAATAGAAAGCTTCATATTGAGAAAATCTTTCAGCCATCTGTAATGTACGAATGAACTGGATTCTCTTTGAGCTATTTCGCGTATTTGCTTGGTGAACCTGAGCAGCTTTTGATTTCCACTGCTTGAGAGCTTTCTGCTGAGCTTCATCCATTTCAGACTTCTCCATCCCTGGGAATGGGCTCGGAGGAATCGGTAAAGCATCCTTTGGTGGGATGCCCTTCCAATCCATACCAGACTCCCAGCAGGATCTCATGACATCTAAAACTCTGTGGTTTACAGCCCAGCGAGTCTTCTGCAGCGCATTGATAGCTGCATACTCCTCAGGCATATCGTGGTTACGCATCTCTTCTAGATACTTACGGTTGTAAGTCTTGATCATAGGAAGGGGGCGCACAAACGCATGGTGATATCCACCACCAGTTGGTTCAGTCCAGTCTTTTGGTGGGATGACACAAGGCAGATAGAAAGGTGATAGTAACTCGCCGCTCTTGTTAACCTTCTGGATCCAATCAATGGTCTTCTCAGTAGCTATGATGAAAGTCTTACGTTTCTTCCGACCATAGGCGTGAGTTTTAACCTGGACGATTCCAGTGGTCTGAACCAGGATATCGATGAGCTTGCAGCCAAGATGCATTTTCTCCTGATGAGACCATGGAACATAGTCAATCAGAGCCTTACGATTCATCGTATGGATCAGAGCGTATCGTCTGTAGTGTCTGTTGGAGGTTCTCTTGGTGACCTCATTGACGATGGTCTTGAACCAGTGCTTTTCTTTGTCCTCGAAGAGACCAAATTTGAACTCATCTTCGACGGCATTTGCGATTGTCATTGCGACATTCGTGAGTGGTAATCTTTTGGAAACCCCGTCCACCACCATCTTCAGGGTTAGGTATGAAACTTTCTCAGGATCTACTGAGTTGAGAATAGTTGCAGCTGTTTGGATTTTCCCCGCTCTCCCAGCGAAGGCATGCTGCAAATAGTCGATGATTCCGTCACTCAGTGCATTGACTGAATGCTTCATCAGGTTGATGCCATAGAGGGTTGTGCTCTCCTGCTTACGCTCCTGAGCTACTCCCACTTCCTTGTAATAACGAGACACCGAAGTGTCCTTCATTTCCTTTTCTAACTTACGTTGTTCCTCTACTAAATTCATATTTACGCCACAATTTACGCCACAAAGGGCAATTTAAAAGAATCCCTTAAAATACGAATAAACGGACATCCGCTTCAAAGTCTTATGAAATAAGGCTAAATTCAATACTTTAGGGGAGTTGATACTGTGGCGTATCCATTGCAATGGGATTTTAAGACCCATTGTTTGGTGCGAGAGGCGGGACTCGAACCCGCAAGCCATTGAAACGGCGCGAGATTTTAAGTCTCGTGTGTATACCAATTCCACCACTCTCGCTGAATACGCCACAGTTTACGCCACAATTACGCCACAGTCACGCTACCGCTCGATAGAACGGATATTGCGTCAGTCAAATTACTAGGCGCGAGCTTCGCGTATCTCATAGTAACTTGCAGTGAGCTGTGATTCATAAGCTTCGACACTGTTTGGATCGAAACTCCGCGCTGCACCAATCGTGATGCAAATGTGTGTCTAAGAGTATGTATGGTTACTGCATGATCATCGATCTGATTGATTTGCAGAGCACGTACAAACTCATAGCGGATCTTTTCATAAGTAAGTCCTGGAAAGATCTTGCCGTCTCCGAATACCTCCAACCTTTTAGAGATAATCTGAGATACACGTGGCGTTAAAGGAACAACGTGATCCTTATGGTTCTTTGTATCGTAAAAAGTGACTTGCTTAGGTGTACAAGCATCTCCAGTGAGCTTGAGTGTTTCACCTATACGAGCCCCAGTATCTAATTGGAAGATAACGAGGTCAGCAATATCATCCCTATCGAGCTGTCGCAGTGTTTTCACAATAGCTTCTTCCTCAGGCAGACTGAGAAAACGCTCTTTGGTGACAGATTCTTTCTGACGTGGAATGTATGGGAGCTTGTCTAAACGCTCACACTTCCAGGCATATTTAAGAATCTTAGATAAAGCAGCCAATTTACGATTAATGGTGCCGTTTGAATTCCCTACTTCGTTACGCAGGTGGTTCACAAGATCTTGCACTCTTTCCGTATTAATTACGGATAAGGAACAATCTTTACCAAAAAAATTCATGACCATGTTTGCATTCTTCATGGCTGAATCTTCAGCTTTGGTACCACGCCACTCAGCGTCATAGGTTTTCTGTAAAGCTGTCTCAAATGTCCACGAGTTAACGCTTGGTTTACGTGGCAGATCTGAGCCTGCAGCAAGAGCTAATTTAGTCTCAGCTTCCCACTGAACAGCTTCAGCATAGGTTGGCAATGTCTTACGACGGCGTTTGCCAGTTTTAGAATCGGTGACATAGGCTTCGAAGCCAGCACCTCTTGGTTTTACACTCATAACATCTCCTGTATTTTTCGCATTACGCTTTCCCCCTTTTGGGTCAGTCTGATTGTCTTACGAACCCGATACATCGGATCCTCTTTAGTTGTGACTAAATTTAAGCCACCCATAGATTTTACCCCAGCTTTTGTAAGCTTTGAGACATTTCGTGATGCGGCTGCTCCAGATATATTCAACTGGTCTGCTATATCCTTAATAGAGATGCCTCTCTCGTCGTCCTGGTGCTTGTAAATCAGGAGTAAAGTCATGATGGTTTGAATTGGCATTTCTGCGTCAAAAGATCGCAAATAATCCAAAGCGTCAAACAATTTATTTTTGAGCATGATTTCTAGAAATTACGATAAGAAGTCTAAATAGATGAATGTACGTGTCTACGTAATTATCTCTTAAGACTCGTTCAATGAAACAAGTCGACCCAGTGCTATTTTTCTGAACGACTAACTCTATATTACAACATCTCATAGCTCCTCCGACACTGTAATTTACTCTCTCTCCTCTAATTGCTACGATAAAGTAACTATTTTAGAAATGCAATTAAATGTGGGCATGTATTTATCGCAATTTGTTATGTGTTTATAAGAAATACACATAAGATTTATGTTCATTTTCGAAAACTTCCGCCTACACCATGATAGTAACCTCCCCCTGGATCGTGGCCTGCGTTGGGCATATGAAAAAATACGGGCAGGGAAATAGAGGAGAAACGAAAACCTGCCCGTAAACGCTAGTTATTTTTTACGTATGTTTTCCCATAGTATATTGAGTAGAAAAACTACGAGATATATACAAACTATAACTAGCTGCCAATCAATGCTCGAGGTAGCTGACATTCGCTACCTCCTTATCCCAGCAGGCACGGCAAGTGCCGCACTGGTTGCCTTGTTTTGGCGCAGGACATAAGTGGCCTGCAGCATTGAGAGGTGTGGTAACAACACTTGATGTGTTGTAGTCGGTGTTTGTTAAGCATACGTCAATTTTACCAGACGAAATTCTGATAGTGAGGTTATCTGGAATAACAGACGTTTGTTGATATTGCTTAACAAGAATACGTTCTTCGGTTGGTAGCCAGAACTGCACGTCAGGTAAGTTGCGTGCAACTTGGCAGATGTTGTCAAGATGATTGAGATCTTGAATGTCACCAACATCGTGCCAACGGAAGTGTGTGTCTTTGGTCTTGGCTATGAGATAAGTCATAGCACTGACCCACTGTGGATGGTCGAGAGACAGATAACGTTTCATAAGTGCTGTTTGCACATTCTTGAAACGGTAACGACCCTTCATACCGTAACAGTTGTAACAAGGCGTGCCAGGTATTTTGGCAAGCTTGCTACCTGTTTTGCATTTGGATGCGGGTATCGAATAGCCATGCCCAGGCATTTTGCCGGGCTTGGATAAAGTATGGCAGATAGACTCCGCCATAGCTTTGTTAGTGATAGTTTGATTACGTATTATTAAATCCTGCATAGTAATTACTCCTGTATCGTATCAATTGAGACCATAAAAAGAACCAACACGTTTGTTAACTGAGTCCCAGTAATCTGCGGTGTGGTTGTAGTTATTGAAGGCAGCAACCTCATCGGGAAAGCCTTTAGAAAGCAACCGACGGTTACCAGTGTCAGCATGCAGGATTGCTGCAGCTAATTTACCTTTGAATGAATTTGGATCTAAGCGATTCCAGTACCAGTCAAACAATAGTTTTTCTGCAGATGTAGGTGTATCGGTTTTAGTTGTCATTGTTGCGCTCCTTGAGTTTGTGATCGATGTCATTGAAGATGCAGTGCCAAGTTGAGTCGGTTAGATCTTCTGAGTTGATTGTCATGTAAAGAGCTTGGTCTATACCCTGCCCCTTGATAGTAAGTACGAAGTTGTCGATTGCGTAATCGTGCGGCATATTAAGCATTGTTTACCCTCCATTTGAATTCGCCACGGCAGATGCTGTTAATAGATTGCATGTCTAAGCCAACCTCATCTGCTAGGTAGGTAGCCATGTTTTTGTTTTCGTCACTGAGCATGTATAAGCTGTCGACGTCCCCGTATTTGTGGATGAGGTCATCGTATAAAGAGTTGTACTCTTGCTCGGTGAGACATAAGTCAGTGAGACGTTTGAACAAGTCAGGATCGTCAGGCATGCTGTCGTCATATGCAGCATTGATGATAGTGTCTAGTTGCTCGTTGTAGTGTTTACATATTGAGTTCCAAACAACATAGGCCATGGTCATTGCATAGACTTTGTTGCTAGCATCAAAACCTTGACTGAAGTGTTCGATCCAGTCGCTGATTTTTCCGGCCTCCTCGACAGTATGAAAAAGGTTGCTTGGTTGTAGTCGTTGTATTTGCATTATTTACTCCTTGTAGGTAATTCGTATTGTTCAAAGTCAATGTCCCAGATGTCATAGCCAAAGTTCTTGATATGAACTTGCAGCTCGTTAAAGAACTGTGTGTCTGTAAACACATCTGGTAGATATGACATAGCTAGCTCGACACATTTCTTGACGCATCGGTCGTCAGCGTTAGTCATAGTGCAGACATTGACGTCTGAGTCTGGATCCCAGAACTCGATATAGTTAAGTAGTGACATGTAACCTCCTATGCATTGCAGTCGCAGTGCCAGTCGCTATGAGGCTCGTGGTACCACTCAGTCCAAAAGATTGTGGGATCGTCCATGACTTCCCAGTCGAGAGTTGCCCAATAGACTTGAAGTTCACGTACGGTTTTGACAAAAGGCAAAACTTTGGATGCAACAATGCATTCTTCGGAACACCAGTTGCCGTTACCCTCGAAATGTAGCCAGCCGTCGTGCATACCAGTACCGCAGTGGTCGCAGTAACGTGGAAAGCATGTGGCTAGTGCTGGTTTGCCGTCGACTTGATCAGGGTCGTGATAGTTAGGATCGTCAGTTCTAGAGCTCGTCATGGTATATCTCCTCTAATCGTATTAAGTCGACAGGATTGTCGTTAGAGTCAAAGAACTCTGTGGTGTCATTGACGTCTTCTACACCTGTAAATGGTAGATCTTCATCTAGTGAGTAGGCGTCACGGTTAGCTGGATCGTATTTAACGATTGCGCTATATGTTTTGACTGTAGTTATTTTGCGTACAACTGTTATGTTCATAATGTATATGCCTCGTATAAAGTTAATAAAACGCCAAGCAAAGCGGCGGCGTATAGACCTGTCAGAAAGTAATAAAGCTTAATCATTAGGTTTCTCCGTTATAGTTATCGTTCTCAATAAGCTCATAGATATCTGGGCGATCGTTACGTAGAAAGTCTTCGTGGTCAGATACTTCTGCACGACCAATGATGTGACCCCATTCAGGTGCTTGTTTCTCGAATGCGTAACCGAGATTGGTTAGTGCTGAGTCGAGATCGTCACAAGATGTGCGGTTAGGTAAATCGAGTGCAACGCAGCAGTTCATTACGACGTCCCAAGGTGCGTCAGTAACAAATTGAGCTGTGTCCCACTCGCCTCTGTATACGTATTCGTCAATTGTGTATAAGTCCATTACTTGATCTCCGAGTTACTTGATAGTCCTTGCTCAAGTGTTGTCATGTGAACGTCTAGATCGAAGTCAAAGTCGACAGAGCTGATAGAATTGATGTGGTCATCTAGTTCTTCACTGGCGCGGTATTCAGCGTCGTCAAGATCTTCTGCTTCTACTTCAATACGATGTGTGTAGGTAACGTTGTACACATAGCGTTTGCGAGCACGACAGAAGGTTTCTTCGATGTAATCGATAGTTTCACCAGTGATAATCTCGAACATCTCGAGACCAGAGACTTCTTCTTGATCACGGATATTCCAAAAGCGTTCGTTCTCAAACCACTGGTGATAACGAGCTACGAATGTAGCTATTGCAGTTTTGAGGTTGTCAATAGCAGTTGGTGGAACTGTCTCCGCGTCCTCAATGATAGTGGTGCGTTCTTTGATGATGTCATTACGAATGACGTCTGTTGCGTTGTTCATGTTGTTTCTCCTTAACATTAAAAAAAATAGATGAATTACCATTCATCGTTACGGTGTTGTGCAGGTACGCATACAGCGTTACCTACAATGATGCAGTTTGGATCAATCCAATCTTCACCATTTTCTTTACGTCGCTCATACCAATACATTGACGCGTCAGCGTTGTACTCGAGCTGCTTCATGCGGCCATCTTCGTCAACAAGTAGGACGTCGTTGTTTGGTAAAAGGACACGTTCGATATAACCACCTACAAATTCTTTGACCTCGTCGTAGGTAGGTGTGTAGTCATATATTTTGAAATTAGCTTCCATGATTATTTCTCCTATAAATTAAATTGCCTCGCCTCCACACCATGATAGTGAGCAGGCGAAGTGAGTTGGCTACTGGCTTTGCCAGTGCGTGCATTAACATTTTTTTCTGAAGCAAAAAGAGAGGGAGCCGAAGCTCCCCCTGGTGTTACTTAGCTAGTGCTGCAGCTAGTCGCTTCGCATAGTCAGGTCGTGCCTTACTTTGCTTTGCAACCAAGTTAGATTCTGGGAAGTATTTCTTTAGTTGATCTAGGTAGGTCTTCTTAGCTTGCTTCCACTCTTTGACTCGCTCTTCTGCGATGTCTTGCTTATCGAGTTGCTCGACTATGTAATCATCGTGATGAGCGGCATCGTCGACAGGACGACCTTCGATATCCGTTGGATCGTCACCGATCTTCTTGCGGATATTCTCATTTGCAGTGTGAGCTGCATTGACATTGAGCTTAATCCAGTAATCGCAGTTAGAGACTGCGTTCTCCAGTGTTACTCGTTGAATGAACTCGTTGTTAACTGGTGTTAGATCTAGTGTGATGTTTGCCATCATGTTTCTCCTTTTTATGTTGGCGTTATTGCCAACAGGGCTTCTTGAGACCAGAACCAGGATCAATACAAGGACATCGTCCGACCCCTTTAGCGGGTTGTATTTATCCTGGGGCTGGGCTGCACTGAATTGGCAATGGCGTTAACAGAAAAAGAAACGAGAAACATAGATGGATAAACAGAACAGACTAGATCAATACTAGTTAATGATGAGTACAGGCAACGTTAAGAAACACTAGGAGTACTTGCAGTGTCTTACTGTGATTACTGGATGAACTTAACTCGTTGGGTTGTGATGTCATGAGATACCGCAAGAAGATCTTGGTGCGATACGGATATCGGAGGTTGTCATGGATGTTGCTCATCGATTACATAGTCGAGTGAGTTGAGAAGCTTAGAGATCGCTAGAGATGAGACAATGATAGTGGAACAGCTAAGGAGAGCTGCCAGTGAAACTAAATACTTCACAGGGTCTTATCTTGGTTAAGTAAGGTAGCGTGTCTATGTGAAGGCTAGCGGTTATTGATTAGGGATACACCAGGGAAGCTGAGGTGTGTCTAGGTGTTGGAGTGGCGTAAGAAAAAAATAGATAGAGAAGAAAGAGACGCGAGTTTTTTTCGCGGCTCACCTTATTAGAATGCACGCATCATAACGCAAGGGATATAGAGTCCGTTGGGATGTCAACATACAGTAGGGTTTGAAGCCTATTGTGGCGTAGATTGTGGCGTTATGATAGTCAACTCACTTCGCCGCGGGTGCCCCCGTGCCTTTCTTAGACGCGAAACACCAGGATTGATGCGGCGTCTCAGGGGCAAGGGGGGAAGTCGCCCTCTCGGGTCAGGAAAAAAGGCTTTCACATTTTTCTGCAAAATAATCCGACTACATCTTTGTTACAGGAGGCAGTGGTTTCTCTACAATATCCTTTTTACCCCTAGAAACCCTAGAGAGCACTTTAGTCACCATCAGTTTTAATTTATTTACCATACTTAAGAATTTCCAATTTAGTCTCGAGCTTTCGTATCTCCTCCTGAAGATCCCTAGTGCGATCCTCTAGCTTCTCAAGTATTACTACATTGACTTTGATACGACTTTCTAACCTCCCCCTCTCTAATGCATTTTCAGGAGAAGGAATGATCTGCATGTGATCATCAACCAATAGACGCATAGCTTGATTAAGCCTCACTATGTCGTTATTAGCTGTGTAAAGCATTGAGCCTAAGAACGTTATAAAAGCAAAAAGGAGCCCGAAGGCTCCCTTAGTGAGATGATCTTGCATAACTACCAGGCCTTGCACGACCAATAGCGTGCTGAGAGTTTATTACTAGCTGAGGAACAGTTATGCCTAGCTCTGAAGTTTTTACGCCTAGAAGGAATGTTTTTCTTGATCTTCATATTGGCATCACCAAAACGAATAATCTTCTCTTTACCACCAGAGCAAGCTTTAACGACACTCTTCTTACCACCTGAGATCTGACGTCGAGGCTTATTACAAGCCATCTTGCTCTTATCAATCTTCATGCCAGCCATTACTTCTTATCTTTCTTAGCTTTAGTAATGGCAGTCTTAGACCACTCTTTGAAGTCTTTCATTTGCTTCTTGAATTTAAGATCTGCCTTTGTTGGTTCATTATTCGAAGCCTTAATTACTTTACCTCCGTCTTTGTCTCCTGACTTACGCGCTTGCTTTTGCATATGTCGGATCCACATCTCATTACCCTTGCGTCCTTCTTTATCTAGATCAAGACGTTTACGAGCTTCATTCTTGCTGAGAGTGTTCTTCTTAACACCTAGGTCTTTGTTAGGGGCTGTTTTTTTCTTAGGTGTTGCTTTATTCTGATACTTCTTCTTACTTAATAATTTATGTCTTGCATCTCTATTCTTAGCTGAATAAGCAGAAGCATCTCCTTTCTTCATTAGCTTCTTAACTTTCCTTACTTTCTTACTCATCTTGTAAGCGTCATATCCTGCTTTTGCTACTCTTCCTATAGCAGCTATTACTGGTAATGCCATATATCTCCTTACTTAGGTAATCTTAAGAACCTCTTAAGAAGTCTTAAGTACTATTAATACTATGTGAACCGGGGGGGGGCTTTTCCTCCCCCTTTCCGATATCGTCCACAATTAATTTATCCAGCCTTTATAAGCACTTCGAGTCTTACCTTGTCCTGGGAACAAAGCGTTATCCATGAACTTCTGTAGCTCATCCTCGAGTAGCTGGGCTCGTCTGTCTTTCATCTCTTCATCAGCTTGTGCTGCCATCTGTTCAACCCAGTAGGCAACAGCCATAGATAAAGCATCGAGTCTATCGTCGTGTCTTAGAGCACCCTTATCTCTTGTAAGGCGTGTCATTTGATAAAACAGCATGTATTGAGTAGCTTTTTCAGCTGGGTATACCTGAGCTGTCTTATAGTCATTTTCGATCACATTAGGATCAATAATGAGCCTGTGTTGGTTCATTACAGGTTCTAAGGTGTCAATCATTCGCTTCTCTTTCTGAATTGAATGTCTTACCTCTTCTATAGTCACAGGGTATGTCTTAACAAAATATGGTGAGACCAATTCTTTGAACATTCCGTCGCCGAAATTACTTTCAATGAGTACTTGGTTGACCTTATGTCTTTTCGCCAAATCTGCGAGCTTCTGGAGCGTCTCAGGGGCATATCCACCCTGGATACCTCCAGCATCTACAACGTATAGAAAACCATTGAGCATTTTGACAATGGCATAGGATGTTTCGTCAGCACCACGACCTGAGGGGTCAATAGACATAACGGAACCTGAATATTCCAACCAGTCTCCTAAGACTTCTTGTGGCTGGTAGAACTTGTCACCTACAAGACCTACATTAGGTAGATCCTTTTGTTCTAAGTGACTCATACGTCCCCAGACTAAATTTTCAGGTGCTTTATCTACATTTGTACTTAATACAATAAGATCATGCAGCTTTAATGGATATCTATCTGCATCAGATAAAGATGTATCCAACATGAACTGTAAAGCGAATCCTGAGCGACCATAAGATAGCTCACGTTCCATTAGATCTTCATCATCAAATCTATCGGGATCAGTGGGCGCTCCTTGGTCTTTTTCTTGTCTATCTAAGGCATCCCCTATGATGGGAGCTAATCTCCCCGTCATGCGATTTCTCTGGACTTCTGAGGGGTATCTTGCAGGCCATATTCTGACCTCATAACCACGATCTGGTAATTGCTCATAAATAGACATTTCTGTCTGAGGTGTTCCAAGGTAAATGATCTTGCCTTCTGGCTTTAAGATCGCATCAAATTCCTTGATGGATTCAGCTAGCTTCTCTCGCATAACCTGAGTGGCTGAGTTGTTAGGTACCTCGATATCATCGGCTACGATAACGTCAGCACGAGATCCTGCTAGCTGACCTGTGATTCCCACAGATTTTACTGAAGGAGAATGAGAGGCCTGAGCTGGAGCTACATCAAAGGCTACCTTGGATTGCCTTTGGCCTTCTCGAGATTTCAAATGTGCCAGGAATGGAACATCCTGGATAAGTCTTTGCGTAAATGTAGAGAAGTCATCAGATCTAACTTTAGATGCTGAGACTACCAATATCTTTTTCTCAGGATCCATAAGTAACTCCCAGCATACATAAGCTGAGGTTACATAGGATTTACCTACACCACGGAATGCTTCGATTACGCAACGCTTCGGTGAGTTTTGCAGATAATCGGCTATGTCGTATTGGACTGGCGTGGGATTAGGTAGGTTGAGATGTTTCCAAATTAGGAATAAGAAGTTACGAAAGTCTTTTAGTTCTTCTGGGACTTTGTTCGGCATAGTCCTCCTGTAAGTTTAGAACTGAACCTTTTGGTAATTCTTAGTGTTCTTTTTCTTAGGTACGCAGTTTGGCACGTTACGTCCATTCTTCTTTTTCATACCTATTTGTTTATAACCTTTCCAACATGCCATCAGTGTCTCTCCAATGATTCAACATCGAATGGCAAATGGTCTACTAAGTTACCCAGAGGTGATCCCTCCATTGGTAAGGCTTCTATCCCATTATCTTTTAGGAATTTAATAGCAGCACTTAATTCAGCTGCAGTTGCATCCCCATTTTGAATTTTATATAGAAGGTCTTCTGCTACAGCGTTGTGCAGCTCTTCTAAAAGCTTATTGGGTGCTGTCACTTGTTCCTCCCTCTATTCTTGTTTTTAGATTGAATACGTAGATTCTTCACTGAGTTGTTTTTAGGATTACGATCTTTGTGATCTACGTCCATACCGTCACCCTTACGTGCGCGACCTTTACGGATCATTAATGCTCTTGCAGCATTTCTTGCAGCACGCCTTTTCTTTTGATTGGGTTTCTTATGGTATGTCTCGTATTCCTTTTTATAATTCCTAGCCATCATTTCTTCCACTGGGCTAGGCCTTTGATTCCGAATGAGGCTGCTATAGCTGCAGCTAGGAATCCTTTGTAGTATTCGGGCATTGCAGATAAAACATCGAATCCCTGGGTTATATAAGGAACAAGCGCCGGTATAAATGCGCCAATCATTGGTATGGATAGGACTATGGTAAACCATTCGTCCTTCCATGAATTATTAGCGTTCTTAGCTTGTTCTATTTCCCAATAAGCGTCCGATTGGATCTGCTTCATTTTTGATTCGTGTTTAGCCTGTGTTTCTACTCTTTTACTTTTGAACCACTCGGCTGCAATACTCCCGACTGCTGAGAGTATTTGGATCATTTAGGATCACCTCCTATGCACATATAAAGGGTGTAACTAGAGGTAATAACCAACAATCAGGTATAACGATTATTGGTATCACTTTGGTTTGTATAAAATATCGAAGAGCTTATCTAGCTTCTGATCGATCTTATGAAACATAGCTTTGTTGTCTGCATAGTTTGATTCGATCTGTTTAGTGTTTGCTTCGATTCTGACGTTTTGTAAGGCGACCTCTCGCTCAATACCGCTGATATACGTCACCATACCTATTACTAGTACGGTTGTTGTAATGATATGGGAGATATTAACGGTCTTGGAGAGGTGCCAGGATTCTTTAGGTTCCATATATCTCCTGGTTTTAAATTGCCGCTATACTGCGATCTTAAATAGGATAATTCCGTTACCACCATCACCTGATGTTGAGCCTGAGTTTGCTGCATTATTAGCATCTTCAGCAGCACCACCGCCTCCGCCACCAGTACCGTCTTGACCGTGAATAGCACTTGAATAGCCTTGTTGGTAATTTGGCCCAGAGTTTCTATCGTTTGACCAGTTACCATTACCGCCACCGCCTTGACCGCCTTGTGCAGCATCGGTTCTAATAGTGCCATTAGGGCCTCGATAAGAGCCACCACCGCCACCACCTGCGAACCAACCGCTTTCACCAAAGGCTGTTCCAAAGGTAGATGACATATCTATACCTGCTCCACCTGCACCACCGATAGAGTTGGCATCATTGTGACCGCCAGACTGGTCGCCACCTTGACCGCCTGCTCCACCGCCACCACCACCAGAGTAGTTACCGTTTGCTGAAATACCGCCAGAGTTTCCGTATGATGACCAACCAGAGTAAGTTGTTTTGTTAGATGATCTTCTGTTTGTTGAGTTACCATCTCTAGCACCTTGTCCACCTGCTGAACCACCTTGTGCTGCTTGACTACCTCCATCGTTTGCTCCGCCACCGCCGCCACCATTTGCAGTAACGCCTAGTGCAACAGAATTACCACCATTGTTACCTGCTCTTAAATTAGATGACCCTGGTGTCCATCCGTCACCACCTGCTCCAACAGTTAATGATGCCGAACCACTTGGTAATGTATATCCAGAATAGTAAAGCACTTGTCCTGCTCCACCACCACCTGAGGCAGTATCGTTGTCACCATAAGATTCACCACCGCCGCCACCGCCTGCTACGATAAGAACATCAGCACTAATAGAATTTGCTACTGTGTAATTAGTTGTTCCAGTATCTGTAAATGCGTAGATTGCGTATCCACTTATTGATGTATCTACGGAATCGTAACCTGAAATTTGTGGTTGATTTACAGTAATAGTGTATTGCCTGTCAGATGTTTTAGAATTTGCTGTGGCTCTAACAGTAAAAGTGTAAGTTGTAGATGATGTTTCTGAGTTTGCTGTACCAGAAAAAGTACCATCAGAATTTAATGTAATTCCAGTTGGTAAAGTACCAGATACTTTAGAAAAAGTTATTGTATCACCATCTGGGTCTGTTGCTGTTATTGCTGTTAAATTAGAACTTGCTCTATCTAAATCTTGTAATGTTCCTAATGAGCCACTAGCAACATTAAAACTAGGTGCTGTATCAACATTGATTTGACTAGCAAGTGTAGTTGATAAACCAGTTATATTTTCAACCTTAACACCGTAAGGCTCTTGAGCATTTAAAAAAGATGCTTTAGGTGCAACTGCTGTAATTTGAGTTTCACCAGATACTGTTACAGTTGACGCATTAAAATTTGTTCCTGAATTTCCAACAAAAGTTACAGCAGCACCAGATTGAAAATTAGTACCAGTAATAACTATTGTTTGATCGCCACCTGCTTGGCTATCTACTTCTGTGACATCAATTGATGAAATTGTTGGTGGTGCATCAATAGGCTTAAAAGAACTACCAGTGTAATACTCGGCAAGACCAGTATCAGAGTTAAAACGAATTTGCCCTGCTGTTGAACCACGTTGTGCAGAAGTACCTGTGGCTACCTTAGTGCCTTCCGTACCAGTATCCGTGATGTTCTCAAACGGAGGTACGTTGTCTAGGTTGGATACTTTAACGTCACCATTGGAATCTAAAAGATCCGCAAGGTTTCTTGCTTTACTCATAAGACCTCCTCAAGTTGTTGTTGTGTAGGTTGTGTTAATGTTGGGTGATTCCACTCTTCTATATAATCTCCATCACCATCATTTCTTAATGTAACTAAAGCATTTTGGACTGGCGTATCTCTAAAATCTTCTCTTGTTAATTCTGGATATATAGATATAATTTTTTCGTATAAAGACATTATGCTTCCCTCACTAAGTAACCACCAAAATTTCCCCAGTCAGAACCATAAAGAGTAATATCAGTTCCCATATCTTGGTATATATACATCTCTAAGTAATCAGTTGTACCATTCATTGGTATAAAAGAACTAAATTGGGCAGACGGGTAATTAGCAGTATTTGGGGATTCTGTAATTATATCTTTTACCCTACTACCATTTTTATATAATTTTAAAGCGACCCATCCGTTATAAGGAGTTGTAAACTGAACAAAACTATTTATAAAATATAACCCTGCTACATCAGGTTGGTATCTTGCATTACTTGGGTCATATAAATTGTCATAATCATACAATTCACTATTAAAAGTAATCTTTGTATTAGTATTCCAAGTTGCTGTCATAGTCCCAAAAGTTGCTTGAAAAGCACCATAACCAACAGTAGGCATAGTAATACCAGTAAGACTACTTCCATCACCAGACAGAGTACCTGATACAGTTAGATTCTGTGGTACAGTCAGGTTACCAGAGGAGTCTACAGATATTGCTGTGTTGTCGTTATCTGGATCGGAGATTGTAGTTACTTTTAACTTACTCATACGACCTCCTTAGGATACTTGTCTTTAACTGCTTGTATTGTTGCAGTCATTTCTGTTGAGAATGCACCTGCTTTAAATAGGTCGTCTAGTTGGTCGCCTATTGGTGGGTATTCATCTTTACGATTTCTTGCATATTCTTGTGCATCATATTCTGCTTGTAGTCTTGCAATCTCATCTGTAATTTCTTGTTCGGTAGGTTGCGTCTGTTCTGTATCTAACCATTCTAATTCACCATCTCTTACAGTATATTGAGAGTTTGGTCTTAATGAATCTAAAGCATTTCCTATATCAATCATTGTGCTATCTCCATAAGAGTCATAGTTGAATCTTCATAAATATAATAACCTCTGCCAGTATTCCCACACGCAAATTGAATTTTATAAGTTAATGGTGATGTTCCTGATGTAGTTCTGTAAATCATCATAGGCATAATATAAGTGTGATAAACAGTATCACCTAATTTACCTAAGTTATCTGATGTAGTTCTTACTTCGTGGATTTGTGTGCTGCCTTCGAGAAGTTGCACATAAAAATCTAAATCACCACCAGTGGGTGCTTGTACTTTTGGATGATATTCAATCAATATTAAAATCTTATTTCCTGATGCAGATGGTGTAATAGTTCCACTTAATCCTATTTCTGTCCAACCAGTAGAAGTTGTGTAGGTATTTACATTTGGAGTAAAAGATGTTCCTTGCACAACTTGTAATACTGAACCACTAGGTAAATCACCAGAAGTTATATCACCTACAAAAATCTCACCTGCACCATCTGGTAGCGTTATATTTCTATCCGTATTTGTATTAGGTGCTGTGATAGTTAAAGTACCAGTGCCTGAAGCATTTCCTTGTATTTTTACTTTACTCATAATCTACTCCGGCTTAGGGTTATCTGCTTTAACTTGTGCTATAGCATCTTTCCAAGTTGTTGTTCCGTTTACTGCATCCCAGTATTGCATATCTAGTTGTTCGCCAATGCTAGGATAGACTCTATCTCTTTGATATTGTTTAGCATCATAGTCTGCTTGTAGTCTTGCAATCTCATCTGTAATTTCTTGTTCAGTTGGTTGAGCAATATCTGGTGAATACCAAGTCAAATCGTCACCATTTAATAACCACTCTGCCTCTGGTGTAAGACTATGAAGTGCATCTGATTTTGTCTTAGTATTCATCCCGCAATCTCCATAATAAAAGTTACAATATTAGAAGTGCCATCATTCTGACCCTGAATTCCACCGCTATGATGGAAGTACCATTGATTACTACCGTTGATAGTTGCTTTTCTTGCATACATTTTATAATCAATTTGCTGACCTAAAGTATAAGAAGGAGAATGAATCCAAGATGAATGCCCAGCGGTGTCTGTCCATCCACCTCCGTTTTGATACAAACCATCTATCCAATAACTTGAAGCGGCTGAATACCCGCCTCCTGCAACTTGAAAATAATATTTACAAGCACCACCTCTGTTGCCAGGACTTCCTGGATTAACGTGCATTGCATATCCGTGTGTCTGGATAAGAATTTTTGAATTTTCTCTGATTGGCGTGATACTCCAAGCACCAAGACCAGTATCAATATAGGATGTTGAGTTTGGTTCTATTGTTGCTGACCTAGTATGAACATCTGTTATCACCTGCAACACACTACCCGCAGGTAAGTCACCCTGCGTAATAGCATCAGACTTTAACTTTGCTGCTGTTACTGAATCGGTTGCTAGAGTATCTGCATCAACTGAACCATCAGGTAAACCACCTGTTGATACACCAGTTATTGTTCCTGAACCATTAATTGTAATTGCCATAATCTATTCCTATACTATTGTCCAAGTTGAACCAGTTGGTACTGTTACTGTTACACCACTATTAATTGTTATCGCACCAAATGTGCCTGCGTTCTTACCAGTAGTGATTGTGTAATCAG